TACCTGATACTGTTCTCGTAGATACAGTAAAACCATTTCTAGACCACATCTTTCCTGCTCTAGTTGCAGGCTTAAAGCTACCACCTGGTCCACAAAAATCTTCTTTAAGTTTTTCGTTTTGGTCTAATGTATCCATAACAGACATTACAGAGTTCATAGCAATATCTTCGTTACCACCTACCCACATAATTCTTATGTTTGGATTTCTACATATAAGCCAAATAACAAAATGTATTAACAACTCAGTTTTACCGTGTCTAGGTGGACTTAATATCATTTGCTGTCCACCATTAAGTAAAGCTTTGTTAATAGATTTAATCCAGTTATGATGAAACTCTGCTGTTTCAAAAGGTATGCCTTGTTCAGTTAAAAAGTATCTATCTCTAAAATTTTGGAAATCTTCAAGTGATTGTGCTGCGTCATCAGAAACTTCCCAGCTTTCAGCTTGTTTATCTTTTTCGTAATCTTCTTGAAATGCACCTAATAGTCTTGATATGTGTGCAGCAGTACAACCTAATTCATTTGCTATTTCTTGTCTATCCATTCTGCCTTGTATTAAATCTAAAGCATATCCTTGATTAACAAATTTATCGTATAAGGCACCTCTTCTAACTTGTGTTACTTTACCTTTATTAGCTTCTTTAATTTCAGGTTCGTATTCTCTACCTTGGTCTTTTAATCTAGCTTTTCTTTTTTGTTCTCTCCACGCACAAGTTTTAGAACAATATTTACGTTGCCCTGTTGGGAGCTTCTCCTCGCAATCAGGAGATACGCAAATTACATTTTTTACCACTTGACTTTATTAGCCCAGTAGGCTGCAGACATTTTTCCTTTTTTTATGTTCTTAGCGTGTCTCGCTTTAAAAGATTTACGCTTTGCTTTAGATTTAGCATCTTGTTTTTTTCCTGCAGTTTTTGCACCTTGTTCACCAAATCTAATCATTTTAACTTTACCACCTGATTTAGCTAATACTACGTGTGACTTAGTTGGATGATTTGGAGTTCTTTTAGGTTTGTTATAACCTGAAAATTTTACTCCTCTATATTCTATAGCCATTATTTTTTCTTCTTCTTCTTTTTAGGAAACCCTGCTTTCATATTTGCATATGCTTTAGGGGATATAGTAGAGTTTTTCTTTGACCTACTAGTTCCTGCTTTTTTTCTTTTGTTTATATTATGATATAAACCTTTACGCTTAGCCATTATTCCTCTTCCAACTTTTCCATATTGTTATTGTAATCTATAACAAATTTATTTATTAATGCATCTACTTTACTTACGTTAGGTTTTTTGCTAACAAGTAAACTACCACACGCATCAGATAATTCCAACGCCCACTCTTTTAACAAAGCAGGCGTTTTAAAAATGTTCTCTCCGTTTTTTATTTTAGGCATTAGTACCCCATAGATTTACTCTTCCTCTTGGATGAGTATCTCTTTTTTTTGCCTTTTTTTCCTACTGGCATTACTTCTCCTAACTATCTTGTTGTATGCTATACAACCAAGATTAACACATACTTTTGAATGTTTGGACAATTTATATAAGTTTCCACAGCTTGAGCATTTTGTAATTAACTTAGCCATTTCTTTATTATACTAGACGTTGGAGGCGGTGTTAGGTTTTGCCTCCTTTCCTGACACTGCTTCCTCTAAAAGCGTAGCACTTACAAATACGCTGCGTACCAGCCCTGTTGCACGCATTGCGTCAATCGGCACTATGAGATTGCGTGAAAAAAAATTTTTATTTTGAGCATCTACAATTCTGTATTTATCTTCCATAATCCAATCTATTAGATATGGTAATAACTCATTAGGTTGCCAGTAAAGAAGTTCGTTGCTGGGATAAATCCAGTAGAACATAAAGTCAGAGAATGTTTTGAATTGGCACCCTGCTTGCTTTGTGCCGTTATCTTGTACTATCTGTATCTCTAGTGCTACATTACCTGTATCTTGTGCCTGTGTGTCAGTTTTAACTTCTATATATCTAAAACCTAGTCGGTTATTAATTATAAAGAAATCAGCACCTCTAGCTTGTTCCTCAGGTCGTGCATCTCGTACAATATATAGTTTGCTACCATCTTCATCTTTCTGAGCTTCGTAATATCCCTTTACTAATACTTCACCCTGCTTACCTATTTCTAGTTGTTCATTAAAGTCAAACATTTTTTCCTTCCTTATTTGTATTTAAATTATAGTAGGACTATAGTTATACACACAGGTATTACAAATTAGTAGCTCTTAGGAATGATTTGTAAGAACATACAAAGGATACTCAAGCCGATTAGCTACACGGTGTTAACTAGGGTAAAAGCCTATTACTTCACATATTTATTTGTTACTAAACTTTAGTTCATTCTGGTTGGGAGGGAGTGACACAGGGTTAGTTACGCACTCACTCTCACTATAAAAAAGATAAGATTTCTTTCTTTTTTTACTGTGAGTGTGTTAAGATAG